CGGCACCCAATGCATCAACCATGATGGAAACATAAACATAGAATCTTTTTTAGCTTCAAACCACATTATAGTAGAATTATTAGTATCCATTTTTTTTCTCTTTGGTTCTAATACGCCTGCTTGTGGTCTGGGGTCATAGAATTGTATGTTTGATGTATTTGTATTGACACAAGGATACCAAACACCAGAAAATACATTATTAGAATGTGTATGTGGTGGGTGTACTTGACCTTGTTGAGATATGTTTACCCACATACTTGTAATATCTATTTTTTTATATTCGTATTGATATATTTTACACATTTCTTTTGTTAATGTGTGTATTTTTTTAACAAAGGGTTTGAATTCATTTACTTTTTGTAGATTGTTATTCACCGACTGATGAGTAAAAGACGCTTCGTGATTTTTAAATTGGTCAGAATATATGTAATTTGTTACATCATTTGTTGCAACAAATTTAGTTTCAAATACTTTTGTAGGAAATAAATCCCAATGTTTTACATCAGCCATGTTATTATACTATACCTTTCACCTTTGGTTACTTTATCCACAAAATGTGGAAACATAAAGTTTGATGGAAATATAATAGCAGAACCTTTTTCTGGTTTGTACATAATATCTGCAATTACAATCTCACCACCCTCATAGTCATCATTTAAGAAAAATAAACATGAAGCTGATGGATATCCATATTGTTGCCCATGACTATGATGAATATTATCTATGTGTTCAGACATAAATCCACCACCACTATATTTGTTTATTCTAAAATCTGTTGTTCTGTTTGGATTAAAATATTTCATACACGAATGTCTTGCTTTGTATAATTTTATAACTTCTTTTGTAGTATCAAGTAAAGGTTTCCAATATTTCATCTTTTCAGTTATCCAACAATCGTCCATTACAACTCTGTTAGAACTATCTTCTATTTCACCTTTGTTTGATGAATATGTAGATGCTTTCCATTTCCAATCCTCAGACATTATACTATCGCATGTTTCGTGTGAAACAATATCTTTATAATAACCAATCCATTGTTTCATTATATTGTATTCCTTTTATCTTCTTCTTCCCATAATCTATTGAAAGTTAAAATATTATTTTCATTAGCATTTTTATATATTGAAGGTATTTCTGGCCAAAATATTATTCCTATGGATACTCTATTTCCTGTATAGGATTCTATTTTATGGTCATATTGTATAGGAAAACTAACTAGTCTATTAGAAATTGGTTTTATCTCCTCATCTATATCTGGAATAATAAGTTGTCCTCCTGTCTTTGGTGCGTGAATATAATATAGATAAGTTCTTTTTGGTAGTTTTGAGGGTTTATATGATTTACCCATATAGGTAGTGTATGAGCTAATATCGTTATGTAACTTGGGATTTATAGGTCTTATATTATACCATGCAGTAGCACCAATACCTTCTTCATTAATAGATTGTATAAGTTCATGTAATGCATTTTCTGGGTTAGATTTTTTTCCAACCCAATGTACTTTATTATATTCTAAATGTATAGAAGTGAGAGATTTAAATTGTTCTTCACTTAAATAATTATCACTTACACTAATCATACCATACCAGCTTCAAATTGTTTCCAAGTTATAGCGTTCTTAATATCCCAACCACGATTGTCTATAGATTTAATTACACCATCAATATACTTGACAACCGTCTGTAAATATGCTATTTTATTTTCTGCATCTATAATATCATCATCTGATTCGATATAGACACTTAAATCTGTTTTGAGAACTTTTAGGTCAAAAGGTTTAGTAACATAAACCTTTGCATCAGCTTTACCACCATAGTATTCCCATTTCTCACGATACAATCGTTTGTAATCACCTTTTGCTTTATACAATAGTAATTCAAACTTTGATTTGTGATTGAGATACTTTGATTTTATTTCTTGATTTTTAAGAGATTCTGTATCAAGGTGTTCATCATTTACTTTTAAGTCTTTTGCAGTCTGTGCCTGCAATTCATCTAGTGTCATAGTATATTCACTCCATTATATGGAACTATTTATAGTGGTATTATTTTATATATTTTATATGCAAAATCTGCTGATACTGTTAAGTATTCCACATCTGTTGCATTTTGATTAAATTCTAATGCACCAAGTGATATTGGATATAAATCTTCAAAACGAACTTCTGCAATAGGATTATTTTTATTAGATAGTATTGTAAGGGTTGCATCTGAAAACATTGAACGAGCTGCTGTAGATACTCCTTCAATTCCAATATCTCTATTTGGGCCACCTTTTGTTTCTATAGGTGTATTTGATGTTTCACTTCTAAATGTAGAAAATTGTTTATTATCTTCTGGAAAACCTATCGCAGTCATCCATTCATGCAAAGAGGTATAGTTCTCTAGATACTCATCACAAATAAAAGTTAAAGATAAATTTTCATATTCAAGTTTTTCACCCATCATGGGTATATTTTTAAATCGTGTAGACATAATTGCATCTGTTAAACTAATGCCAGGTAGGTTTGCACCCACAGTAAAAAATTCAACTTTTGGAAGTTGAGTCATAGTAAACCTAAACTGTGTTGGACTCGCATAGTCTAACTTTGTAGGTTGTCTTGATAATGGTGATTGTGATGTTGTCATACTACTATTTATACAAAAAAAAGAGGGGTCATAAGACCCCTCTCTAGTTTTATAACTGCACTCTTATGATTACATAAGGTTAGTAACTTTAACACGTCTGTAGTATTTGTTAGTGCTTGCAGAAATACTGATTGCACCATCTGCTCCAGCAGCAACTGTACCAGTTGAGAATGGGTTAGCAGCGATACCGTAACGAGTTTTGAAACCAATCTTAGGTTGGAATGAACTTTCACCAACTGCACGAACCATTTGTAATGGAACGTATGGGCAATAGAACATACCAGCGTCATAAGGTGATGTACCTTTATAACCACAAATGTAGTATTGAGAAGCAGCTACGTTAGCAGCATATGGGTCTACATACACTTTGTATCTACCGTTCATAACACCAGCGAAAGTTGTTGTAGTGTCATCTACATTTAGATTGTTATTTAAAGCAGGAGTGTAATCTAGAACACCAGCCATTTGTAATGCAGATGCAACATCAGCAGAACAAAGGATTATGTTACCTTTACCCCTACGAGTTTGTTGACCGATAGCGTTTGAATCTCTTTCAAGAGCAAACATAAGTCCTTTGAATTTTTCAACTGACCATCTACCGTTTGAGTCTGTATCTAAGTCGAAGATACCAGCAGTAGTTGTGTTAACTTGAGCACCAGCAACAGCAGAAACATAGATGTTTCTTACAACTTCTCTGTTTATTTCTGAAAGTATTTCAGCAGATAAGATGTTTGCTAATTCAGTTTCAGCATCTAGACCGTGAATTGCTTTAAGGTCTTGTGCTAATTCCATTGTGTACTCAGCTTTCATTGCACGAGTTACAGCAGTAACAGTATGTTTTTCAATACTGAATGCCATTTGTGCGAAAGCGTTAGTTGCACTATCCCCTAATGCTTCACCTTGAACTGTTGTCATACCAGTTGCAGATGTGTAAGTACCAGCAGATGGAGAGTCATTTAATACAGCAGGGTTAGTTTCTGTTGCACCAATGTCACCACCACCGATTGTACCAGCAGCATTTTGGTTTGCGATATCAGGCATTGCTTCGTCAGCAAGAGCTTCTGCTCCGTCCATTGATGCAAATCTAGCACGCATTGCAAAGATAAGACCAGTTGGCCCTGTCATTGGTTGCACACCACAGATATCATATGCGATTAAGTTTGGCATCGCTCTTCTAACTAAAGATATTAGAATCGGATCCCATGTATCTAAAGAAGCATTACCACCAATAAAGTTAGTTGGTGCAGCTTCTTGCAAGAAGTTTTTATCTTCTCTTAAAGCTTTTTCTTGATTTTCAAGAATAACTGTAGTAACGGCACGCCTGTAAGAATCCTCGATTTTTGGTAATTCTGGATGCTCTAGGACTGGCTGCCACTTTTCTTGTAGATGTTCTGTCTGAAACATTTGTTTCTCCTTAATTTTTTCTACTATTATTTATAAATTTAATCATTTTTGCACTATTGACCTTTAGCAACTCTACCGATAGCAGACATATATGCTGTCATAGAATTACTTACATCAATGTCCTGTGCGTTGCCAGTTTCTACATTATCAACTGTTTCTGCCACAACTGTTTTTTGTTTTGGGAAATAGTTTTCTTTTAAAGTTTCTAACTTTTCTTTGTAAGAAGCTTCGTCTTCGAAATCTACATCTTCAGTTAATGACTTAAACTTTTCAATTTCTGTTTCGGCTAAATCTGAACTCATTTCAGATATAACCTGTTCTCTAACTAGTTTAGCATTGTCAGTTTTCATTGAAACATTCTTTTCGATTGCTTCATTTAACTTTGCTTCTAATTGAGAAATCTTTTCTGATTGTGCTTCCAATACGTCATACTTCTCGTTTGGAACATCAATATAGTGGTCTTCAAACAATTGTTTCAATCCAGAAATAAAGTCCTCAGCAATCTCACCTTTTAATCCACGTTCAATTGCTAATTCGTTTTCTTTAGTCCATTCTTCACAAACATAGTTAAGATATGTGTCAACTTTAGTAGTTAACTCATCTTTGTTTGCGTTTATATTTTCATCTAATTCTTTGCGATAATCGTCTTCTATTCTAGACACTTCATCACGCACTTTAGATTTTACTGCAGCTTCAAATACTGTTGCAGCTTTACGTTTGAATTCTTCAGATAAATCACCTTCGCCGTTCATAAGAGCATCAACGTGTTCTTTTACGTCTATTTCTTTAACTCTTTTTTCAACAGCTTCTGACTTTGCTTTTTCTTCGTCAGTAGGTTCTTTCTCCATTTCCATTTCTTTCATGTATGCAGCATACATTGCTTCCATTTCACCTTTTTTCATTTTCTTCATAGCATTAATCATTTTGTCTTGCATCTGCATTTTAGTCATGTTAAGTTTTTCTGGGTTGCCTGCACCCATTGCCTCTTTTTTCTCGTCATCATCTTCCATTTCTGAAAGAGTTTCTTCGCCTTCTGGAACGTGTCCAGCAGCAAGAGGTTTATTTTCTTTTGCATCGCCTTTTGCAGCAGGCATTGCATCTGGTTTACCTTCGCCTTTTTGTTGTGCGTCACCACTAACTTCTTTAGCAGCTCCAGCAACTTTTTTGGCAGGGGCATCTTTTTGGTCAGGTGAGACAACTGCTTTACCAGTATCTTGTGTAGGTGCTGTTGCACCATCACCTTCTATTTTGTCCATTGTTTCCGCTTTACCAGCGTTTTTCTTAGGAGCATCTGCACCATTCGCTTCTTCAAGCTCATCAAGTACTTCTGCTTCTAATTCCTCAATGGTTTTATCTAATTCATCAGCCATGGGGATTACTCCTTTTAATTACTTTTAGACTTTTATTTATTTATAAATTACAACATTTTAAGGAATTTTGCGAACTCTAACGCATCTTCCTTAGCATGTTTCACTCTAGTTCTATTCTCAATTCTCTTTTTCATACGAACTAATTCTTCTTCGATAAGAGAACCATTATCCCAAACCCACTCTTTTCCTTCCATAATACCTTCTACGAAAGCATTTGGAGCAGAAGGGTCTGCAACAATGTCAGCGGCAGTTGCAAGGTAAAAATCACTTCTTACATAATTTGCACCGCCTTTTTGGTCTAAACTACCCATACCTCTTGATGATACACCTAGTTTAGCGCCTTCACTCATAAGATTTTTTACAATCTCCCCCATTGGAGTACTAAGTATCTTAGCCTCACCGATAAAATTCTTTCCGTCTGGTTCTAGAGAGGTAATCATATGTGATGCTCTCTCAAGATTAACGGTTGGGCCATCTGGGTGTCCAAGTTCCCCAAAGGCACGATTATTTTTGATATACTCTTTGTTATATCTTTTTACTTCTTTATTTAATACTTCCATAGGATAAACACGACCATTACGATTTTTGATATCAGCTTGCATGAAGATACCTTTAATCTTATAATTTTTCTTACCACCTTCTTTTTCTTCTGTGATATATTCTACGTCTTGTACTTCTTCTGATATTAGTTTCATGTTTCTATTCCTTATGAAGTATAATTTACATCTTTCCTAAATTCAATCATAACAAATCCAGATGTACCATAACAGGTCATCTCATGGTCACCAGATGTTGCAGTTGTATTTGTAGCAGCAGATTTAATTAATCCAGCAGTACCATCATAGTGTCCTGTACCAGCAAGTCTAATCTGAACAACGTCAGCTGACGCACCTTTTTCTTGAATATCAATATGACCAGTATCATCATTAGCAGTTCCTTGAACTAATGCCCACCAAATTCTACTAATGTCTAACTTTGCTCCATTTGCATGTCCAGCCAAAGCACTTGCATCTAAGATAGCATTATTTGCAGTCGTATCATCTTCAATATTTACTAAAATTGTAACTGTACCACCAGCACCAGCCGCATTTACAGCGGTATCTCTTATTGTTCTTGTTGCAAATGACATTACTAATTCTCCTTAAATTGCCAACATTTCTTTTTCAAAATAACTTATAAGGTCTTTTTCTCGTACCCTATACTTTTTTGAAATATTTTTTATAGTTTTATCAAAAGTATTTAGGAAATCCGAAGGTTTAGAGTCCATTTTTTTAAAAATGTCGTCCACAGCACTTTTCATCTTAGGTGATAATCTTTTATAACCTTTAGATTTTTTGTGTTCATCTTTCTCTATGACTGGTGAATAAAATTCATCAAACTTCTTTGTCATTTCCTTCTTCCGTTTTAGGCACAGTTTGTGCATAAGTTTTTGATATCTCTTTTCTTTTAGTTTCTAACGCATCACCAATCTTTGTTTGCATTGCACTTTTAAAAGCATCTTCTGCTTCTAGATTGTTATTGTTTGCTATTGCGTCTACAAATTCTTTACTGCTCATTATCATCTCCATTTGCATTTGGGTCATAGTTTCCATTAGCACCATCTATTTCATCTGGTGGTATTGGTGAACCATCAACTTGTGGGTATCTTGTGATACCATCTGTGTTATCTGGAACTTCGACACCTCCGTCATCTGTGTCCATTCCAGCTTCTTTGTTAATTTGGTCTTGCATTTCTTGAATTTCCATATCAGTCATATTCAATACATTTCTTTGTACCCATTGTTTACTAAAGAATGTACCGATATAACTTTCTATTCCTTGTAGTGCAGTCATTTGACTTTCCATCATCTCAGCTCTTTTTAGTTCTGCGAAATGACCATCTTGTAGGAAGTCATACTGAATAAGTTGCACCATATTTTCCCAGTCCTCTATGGTGATAACACCTTTTAGAACTAGGTTTGTTTTAAGTAAATCTGTAAATAGAGGTGTAAATCTTTTACGAAGTCTTTGTACAAACTTAGTAAACTTCAATTCATCTCTTGTAATCTCTGTAGACCTACCAAGACTGAAATTGTTTTCTGCTTCCATTCTTGAGATAGGAACATTCAAAGACCTATACAGTTTGTTTTGGAAATATTTAATATCTTCTATCTCACCAAGATTAGAACCGCCAGGCAAAGTAGTAATCTCTGTTCCTCTACCACCTTCACGTCTTGGTAACCAGAAATCTTCTAGCATTGACATATGGTTACGGTCATCTCTGATTTCACCAGTAGATGCATCATACACTAATTTGTTACGATAACGATTCATAACATCTTTCAGATATTGTTCTGCTTTAATTTTTGGTAGATTACCAACGTCAATGTAGAATATTCTTCTTTCTGGAGCTCTTGAGATACGATAGATAACAATAGAGTCCTCTATCATTCTTAACTGATTAACTGGTTTGATTGCTTTGTGTAGGTATGAAAGTACATGACCTTTATTTTGGTCAATCAATCCAGATGGACAATATACAATACTATCTGGAGCAATCTTAATGCCCTCTTGTGTACCAGGCCCACCAGCTTGTAAACCTTTGTCATTATACATGTAGTAGTCATTAACCTTTTTGATTAACTCAACACTACTTCCATCTTTATTCTCTTTTGAAATCTCTTTGACTTTTCGTATTTTTCTAGGGTCAATGTAACGTAGTTCCATAATCCCTCTTTTTGGATTTTTTCTATCTATAACTTTGTGATAAAAAAGTCTTCCGTCAATATACCATCTACGAAATATGTCGTGTCCTTTGGTATCAAAATCTAATAACCTTAATACGTTATCAAATTCCTCTACCATTCTTTTTTTGATTTTGTTTGGATAAGGTAATTGGTCTAGTACAATTGTAACAGCCTGAGCTCGTTCATTTGAAACTATACCTTCGTTGATAATATCTTCAATCGCACTATCTACTTCTGCTTGTTGTGCAATATCACGATATCTTCTAATTAGGTCTAGTTCAGTTCTTTCTCTACCGTCTGTATCTAAGATTTGACTAAAGAAACCACCACCAGCGACTTCTATACTGCCGTCATCCATAGGTGGGGGAGTGAATCTCTCACTCCCCTTATCGTCCTTTATTCGATTGAATCGAAATCCAAATAGTTCTGCCATGCTATAATATCTCCCTACTCTGTTATATTATTTAGTAGGTTAAAAACTCACCCCAGAAGGTTCAAAGTGTTGATAACGCCAAGTAACTTCAAATGTTTCCAATGCACCAGCTTCTTCTGAAGATAAATCAATAGCGGCAATTCCTGTTGGATATGCACTTCTAAAGATATAACTCTTTAGAACCGTATCATCTCTATCTAATTGTTCTACAAACAAATCAGTTTGATAATCAGCTGCAGCTGTAACACCAGTATTATTTGCAAAATCGTTAATACCATTGTGCCATCTTTCCATTGCATTTCTTACCATAAAGTCTGTATCATTGTAAAAAGTTGTAGTCCAAGGCTCTGGAGCAGGTCTATCACCAGTTACATAGATATTTCTTCCTCTGAATGGTACTGGTATCTCGCCTAATGTTGAAGCAGGCAATTGAGATGCAGTTACTAAGAATGATGCACGTCTTACATCAAGTCCTATTGCAATTCCAGAAGGTGGAGTTATTGTTACTCTGAACTGATTGGCACGAGCACCGCCACCAATCAGATTTGCTTTAAAGTCATCTATATTAGCCATATCTAACCTCCCACCTCACTAAACGCTACCCCAGTTCGTGTGGCAATAAAGTTTAGTGTAATAAAGTTAATTGAACGAGCAGGTTTAATAAAGATATCAGCGACAAACTCATTTCTATCTATGACTTGACCAGTATTGTTGGTTGAATCACATTTTACTGAGAAGTCTGATATACCTCTACGACCCTGAACATCTCTTAGGAAAGGTTCTATTAGGTTTCTAAATTGAGCTCTTGTAAACTCATCATTGAATTCAAAGAGTTGGAATTTAGAAGCAGTTGCAATTGCTTTTTCAAGAACTAAGAATAATCTTCTTACGTTAATTCTATCAAATGCACTTGGTTTTGATAATGCAGTTTTATCTCCGAACAACACAACACCTTGGCCTGGGAAGTTAACAACTGGGTTAACTCTTGCACGATACAGAATATCTCTTTCTGCTTTTGTTGGGTTATAAGAAAGTTTAATTGCACCTCTAACATTACCTCTGTTATATCCAGCAGGTGAGAACCATGTATCTGCTACGTTATCTGTGTATGCACAAAGACCAGCAGTATCACCATTCATTGGTACATAACGATATACATCATTGTACTTATCGTACATATATTTGTAACCACTATCGAATACCATGTAAGATGATGATGGACATAAATCAAATGCAACTTTAACATTTTCTGTTGCAGTAGATGATAATGCAACACCAACTGATGCAGAACGATATGGTGAAACAAATCCCACACAATCTTTACGTCCTTCGACAAGTTGTGTAATCATTGTTACATATGTATCCATTGCAGCTGCAGTATCACCTACAATACTTGAAGAACCACCCATTACTAAATTAATGTCTAATGATTCTGTATCTGCAAACTTATCATATGCAAGTTCTTGTTCTCCAGCAGTTACAGCATAATCATCTGTACCACCAGTTAATGAGTCTATTGTAACTGGAATAACGGAGGTATATGTAGTTGTTGTATCTGTACCCCAGTTAGAACCAGCAGAAATATGGTCTGTCCAGTAAATGTATTTTGATTCTCTGAATATTACATCTGCATAATAGTTACTAGAACCTTGAGCAGTTTTTGCAACACTAGATTTTGATACGTTACCGTATATTTCTATAACACCTTTAGTTCTACCACCAGCTGCAGTTGCAACTGAACCTGTAATATCTCCTGTAGTATCGTAAACAACGATATGCATTTCATCACCAGAACCACGAGCATTGTCTGTAGCCCATTGTGATGTGCCTGGAGCACCGTCAAATAAGTCATAGAACTTCCAACGTCTTTTGATGTATGAATTATCTGGAATAATACTTTGTAGTCCAGCACCATTTGGGTCATCTTTCAAACGAATAGTTAAATCATTGTCTGAAGTATCAATTGCAGTTACTTCATATTCGTTAAAATCGTCAACTGGTGTGTCATGTCCTGAGTCTGAGAAGAAAGAGATTAAATCTCCAACATTAAATGCGTTACCAGATGCATCAACGTCATCAACTTTAACTGTTGTTGCACCAACGGCATCTTCTCCAACTGTTAGATAACTTGAACCTAACTCTTGTTCGTATGTTGTTGCTGTTGCACAAATCTGTACACCGATTGAATTACCCCAAGTTCCAGCAGTTCTTGCAGCCCACTCACCATGTGAACCCTGACCGTCTGCGAAATTGTTTTCATAATCTTGGAAACTTGCTTCATAATGGTCGTCATCTCTGATTAATATACCAGAGTTTGCACCAGCGTTTACTATTGCTGATTCTGCACGAACAACCTTTATTGAATCTGAATACTGCAAGAAATTTGCAGCTGTAAACCAGTTTTCAAATTGATTACTTGAACCCTGTGGTTTACCAAATATTTCTAACAATTCTTCCTCTGAAGAAATATTAGTAACGGATGAAACTGGCCCCTTTTGGAAAGCACCTGCTATCGCACCTATTGAGGTTGCAACGGCAGGAACGACATTAGTTAAGTCGATTTCCCTTACATGAACGCCAGGAGAAACTAAAAATGACATATTTTCTACTCCTTTTTACTACATAATAGAGTTTTTAATTCTTTCTCTTATTTAGACTTTTACTGTTTTTAAAAACTTGTTTTTATATGTGCGTAAACATATAAATAACCACATGAACAAACATTATGTTAAATACAAAGACACGATTAAAAAGGTGGCTCGAAAACATTATCGTAAAAGAGTTAAGTGGTTAAACGACCACCTAGCAAACGAAGTGTGTGTGCATTGTGGAGAGAGTGAAAACGCATGTCTAAAGTTTTATCCCCATGATGCTGAAATCAAGAAAAAGACAAAAAGGGTAGGTATTAACGAGGAAAGTCGTAAAGAGATACTAAAACTAATGAATGACTCAAAGGTCGTGTGTGCTAATTGTTGGATTAAATTAGATAACGACTTGATTGAGTTTGATGATAATATATTTTAATTACCAACTACTGTCTTTAGTACGCACCACAGGTGCAAATCTCGTACCATATTCATCAACCATTTCACCTATATTCTCATCTTCCAGTCCATCTACAACAAATCCAAATGGAGCCATATCTTGTTCTAACTGGTCTTGTTGGTCTTTATACATTCTTTCCCTGATATCATTGTCTGTCAGTTCTTTAAAGTAGGTCTGGTCTGTTGCCCACCCAAATATGAACATACATGCAACTAAATCATCATTACAACCGTCATCTGCCTCAAATGATGAACCTTTAACAATAAATGTAGACAATTCATTGATACAGTCAAAATCTTCTATAATTAGTTTATTATCCTCTATCATTTGTTTTAGATTAGAACAGCCTATCTTTTTTACAGCTTTAGTTGTTCTTACCCCTAATTGTGCTTTACCTCCTGAAAAACCGCCTCCAAGAACCTGACCAGCACGTCCTCTCATAGAGGCCATAATCAGATTATCATACTCTAAATCAAACTGCATTGCATTTGCAACCTGTTCTCCTATGTCATTTACCTCTATCAATACAAACGCTTGATTGTATGCACGAGCAACATCATAGATTTTATTAGGAAATATAAGAGGTTTCACATCATTTGCTCTGTACTTTGCAACCACAGTATATGGAATAGTTGTTACATCAAACACAATATATGCAGAATAGTCGTTTGATGTACCCCTAGAAACGTCAGCAGTAAGTACATAGGTGTGGTCTTTTTGTGGAGGTACATGTATATCCAACCCAGCATTAGATTGTACTGGTGTCTTATAAGTTAACATCTTTAGTTTAGATGATGTGATTAATGTATCAATAGAACCAAGAAACTCACACTCAAACTCTGTGGTAAACTGAGATTCACTTGTATTTGCAATCGTTTGTTTCTTCCATTCTTCATCACGGCCAGGTACTTCACTCCAATGCACCTCAATAGGAATGTATTCGTTTCTCTTTTCCTCTGCGTCTACCCATAGTTTATAAAACATATTCATACCATGAGGAGTCGATACTATCATAACTTTTGTTGATTTACCAGATGATATTGTAGGATAAACAGAGCTAAAAAACTGTTCTGCCACATTAGAAGGAACATATGCAAACTCGTCCAAGAATA